TCACATCAGCCACCTGCTGACGGGTAGCGCCGTTCTCCAGCATTCTGCGGCACCGACTCTCCCCTGCTCCCTCGCAGCAGCTAAACCCGCTCGGGTACGCTCGACGATCAGCTCTCTTTCCATTTCCGCCAGGGCGCTCATGACGTGGAAGAAAAAGCGGCCTGCTGGCGTGCTGGTATCGATGCTGTCTGTAAGGCTACGAAAGTGAATACCTTTATCCTGCAGCTCTGAGACCAGACTTATAAGGTCACGAACACTACGCCCAAGGCGATCCAGCTTCCAGACCACAAGAGAATCCCCTGGTTTTAAACGACGAATAGCACGCCTAAGCCCTGGTCGTCTGGCGTTTTTCCCGCTCGCTGTATCTTCGAAAATCTGCTCACATTCTGCGCGAGCAAGCGCGTTTTTCTGCAAATCGAGGTTTTGATCGCCGGTAGACACCCGCGCGTAGCCAATCAACATTATGCAACCCTTTGAAAAGGCTGATTGTAAATTGCCGATATTGTTCGCGTAAACCTGGGTTCAAACGAAGAGGGCCTAGGCATTGCTTTGCTAGGATTACCTGGCTCTGGTTCTTTAAAGAATATTATCGGTAAGTGGACTAGTCCTGAGGCATGGGGTGTTATTACTGATTCCCAGTCAGACGCTCATGCTAATTCTAAAAAAATGTTTAATATGTTTGAGTGGTTACGATCTTTAGGTGGTGGTGTGGCGTATTTCACACCAGGTAAAACCTATTGGATTGATTTTATTCAGTTCGTACCCAGCAACGTTGTGATTATAGGATATGGGGCTACGGTAAAACAGATAAACCCATTGTCAATGTATGGTCGTGGTGGTTTCGTTTTTGGGAGTGGCAGAGAATGGAACTATCAAAAAGCAAAAGCAGCATACAATTCCGGTAATTACCCATCTTCCGTTGCTGATTCTACGATGGCAGAGTTACCACTGAAATCTTACCTGAGAGATAATCAATCTTATGTTCAGTGTGAGAACTGTAAAGTTTATGGCTTGCGCATGTCTGCGATGTTTACTGATCCCAGCTATTGGGGAGGCTATGCATTTAATTGCGTTAATGCTCAACATATTAGAATATTTGATGTTACAGGAGATGGATGGACCCAATTGTTCAATTTTGGAAATGATTCAATTGCTTCTTCTCCATCTTGTTATGACGTGATCGCTCGCGGTTCAACAATTGAAAAGCCTGACTTAGTTCGAACATATTATGCATATGGTTTTATGGCTAACTCTACTGATTGTTGGATTGAAGATAGTAATTTACTTACGCCCATGACCGCTGGAACACTGAATGGATCAGGTGCAGCTGTCAATATGGTCGAAAACTGCGGATTCCGTAACCTTACTGCTAAAAAGCTTGGCCGTACTGTCTCCTCAGAAATGGTGTTACTTAATAATGCAAAAGGATGCCTTGTTGAAAATATTGATGTTGGCGATTGCATCAATGGTGTTGCTACATATTACACTGATGATTCATATAATGATTTAAATATGCCTAATGTCATCAGGAATATATCAGCTGAAGCTGATAACGTCATTGCTTTGCGTGCTAAATATGCAATCATTGATTCTTTTCATGGCAAAGGGGCATACATAAATGAGTTGTATTTCGCAAATAATAACGCAAGCGGAAACAAAATAAATAAAAACCCTAAATCTATAGGCTTTGGTGGCACAAACCTGCAATCATGGTTTTTAACCAATAATACTGTTCTTGGTTGGTTCAGAAGATATTTTTATTTAAGACCATCAGAAATAATTCTGAACGACAAAGCAGACACATTATCATGGACATTTAACAAATTAGTATCAACAAAAAACGGTGTTGATCTTTACTTCATGTGGAGGGTTCCAGCTGATATAAAAGCTATTGATGATATAAGAGCTTTTATAAGATTTAACATTTCATCTGATCAGAATGCAGCAGCAGCAGGATCTACTGTTGAAGCAAGTTTAATTCAGATGATATCGTTTGACGGAAATATAAATACAGATCCTTACACGGCATTTTCTAATTCAAAAGTTGCTACATCTGGAGTTGAAAACACTACAATAGTAACACAAATGGGCTCAACTGCCCCTGGCTTTGTAAAAATGGCAGATGAGACTCATGGCTTAGCATATAGTTGGTATGTATTATTTAAAATGACAAGTAATGTAAATAACAATTATATGAAAGAAATCAGAATCGCGGGGTATAACTAATGACTGGTTCAGACGCAAAACAGGCCGATGTGTTATTTAAGGCGATCGTTGATTATTATGGAAACATGAGTGGTAGCGATATTACTACTAACCAGGTAAATCAGCGTGACAAAATCATAGCAAGCGGAGTTATTGAATGCGATGCTTCTCTTGATAGTCAAATACTTTCATTGCAGGATGAACTGATTGAGGCTGACAATGCGCTAACAACTGAAGAAATGTATGCTCGTCGAAAATCTGTTATCGAAACAGCAATAAACCTTATTGGATAGAGTATCCCGCCAACGATAAGCTGGCGGGATAAATCATGAATTTGTAGCGGCGTAAAATACCGACAGTGTTTTGAGATATGCATACCCCTGGTCGGTAATGCTTTGTGACGAATCAGGATCGGGCGTGAATGTGTAGTTCTTCATCGCCCCCGGCGCCATCTCGTCATCATCCGTGTCGCTGAAAAATACGCTGAGATTGATTGACGCAGCATTACCCCCAAAGCTCTGTATTTTCGCGTACCGGAATACGGTATCGCCGTTCGACGTCAGAATATGAAACTCGCCTTTTAAAGCCATCGTTATGCCTCCAGTCCAAACCGCCATTGCGGGTTAGTCAATGTCACCCCTGAGCCGCCTGTTGTCGTGAACAGGACCTGCTCCTGAAATTTCAAATCAACCAGTATTCCGTGCGTGCCCGGCACGTTCGTCTGAAATACGGGCATCCCGTTTTTAGATACTGAACAGGAACCACCGCTGGAAGGGATAGTCAGCGAGACAAAATACCGTCCCGGGCGCCGGTATGGATACTGGTATGTTGATCCATTACCCACCACCGTGCCGTTAAGCGGGTGTGCCGCCTCTCTCAGGGAAAACGAGGACTGTGAACCATCGTCGGTATAACGAATGCGGCAGAAGTTGGTTTTTCTCGTCTCTACTGTGCCCAGCTGTTCCTTGCTGGCCAGCCGGATAACATAGTTGGTCGTGTTCCCCTCAAGTTTGCAGCGCTTGCCGATATTCAGCGTGCCGGCGGCTGTGGTTTTCACCGCCACAAGGGCCAGTTTCTCTTCTGCCTCAGCATCGTAGCCTGAGTGGTTATCGTTATTTTCCGTGTTGAGATAAATCTCCCACCCCGCGCCGATCGTTTCATCCAGCTCAATCGTGGGCTCAGCAGGCCAGCCACGGGCAGGCGTATTAAGCTGCTGGAGAAAACCGTCGTTGATATACAGCATCACCGGATCGCCAACCATGTTGACTCGCTGTCCGCGGTATTTCAGCAGGCTGAGGTTATTCGTGCCGAGGAAGAACTTACTGATATACCAGGCCGTGGCATGCCCGAACGTAATGCGGGAGTTAAAGCCAGCGCGCATGAAGCGCCCGGAGTTCTGCGCGTGAACGCCAGAAATAAACAGGTTCGAGTTACAGACCTCAAGAGCGTACAAATCCGGGTTAGACTGCGCATACGTGGGGGCGCCGCAGATAGAAATGTGTTTTCCAATCGTGACGTTCGGGCAGTCCCAGATGCACAGGTGACCGATCCCCCCGGCCCCCGTCAGAATATCGCTCAGGGATAATGTGCCGCACTCGCTAAAAATCAGGCCGCCTGATTTTTCCGTGTGCGGTACATAATCCTCAAAGGTCATTTTGAGGTCATAGCACCGGGATATGAGGCCGTAGGTACGGTTATTCTGCGACCAGATTGAATCCCAGTGCCCAAGCCCAGCGCCGGTATTGATAAGACAAAAGTCGCGACCACAGTTTTTGATGTTGAATACCGCTTTGCCCACATTCTGGATAGAGGGCAGCACCTGTACCAGGTCAGGCCAGTGTGCAGTAACATCGGAGTAATCAGATTTACCCAAGCTGTAAAGAACTGTTCCAGGGTAATTCCCCGGATGCATATCGAAGTCAGGTGCGTTAACCATCGCCTCCAGGCGGAGAATATAGTTATCGTTCACCATTGCGGCAATTTCATCATCCGTGAAATTATCGACGTTGAAATCTATCCCGGTATTGTCGACGCGGATGCCAAAATATGGGTTATTAGCCTGCACAACAAAGAAGCCAGCGCCCATATCAATAGCGCACAGCATATCAATACCAAAACGGTTGCCAGAACCGTCTTTCGGGAGTTTCCAGGCCATATATTCCGGCCAGTTGCCGCAGCGAATATGGTGGCGCTCGGCGATATAGAGCACCCCGACATCCAGCCCTTTAATGATGGACTGAGGGTAGCCAGACTCTGATATTGAAGCGGCGGCCTGAAGACAGTTTTTAAACGCAAAATCCTGTGGTGCTGAAGTCTGTTTCAGGCTTTTTGCACGGGCCCAGGCCATGCGAATTTCATTACCCTCAAAGCGACGTTTCCACAAACGCCCCAGAGGGTCACGGATATGTACACAGTCGTCGTCGGGGATGGTCATGACCGCGCCGCCGGGAACCTGATCGAAAATCCCCTGAGCACCATCAAGGCGTGTTTCTGCCCCGCAACACATGATCGAATTGCCGGAACCAGTAAAATTTCGTATCTGAGAATAGGTCGCCTGACCTATCAAACCGAACCCTTCGCTTGAACCCAGGTTTTGGCGAAGCGTATCACCATCCATCAGAACGAAGTGAGTAACGTCGTTCGTAAAGCTGGCTGCATCGGTTCCGGTGGTCGTAAAGCCGACGTCAGTAGCAGCATTCAGGCGGTAATACTGGTTGTCGTAACGGATGTACTGGTTGCGGGCGCTGAACTGAAATGGACCATCCTCATAGTCGCCAAGAAAAACGTAGCCGGAGGACAGAAGGAACAGCTGAAAGCGGTTTTCCTTATCAGCCTGAGTGGCTTCGAAGACTGATTCATGCCCCGCCTGGCTGTCAACAAATCTGGTTTCATGATCCGTAATTTGGCGGTTGAAGTCCTGCTCAATACCATGCCAACTTTTCCTGAGTACACCGAAACGATCTGGCAATGACTCGTTTTCTTTGTCACTAACTAACTTGTCGAGGATAACGACGTTCTTCAGCAAAACCTCAGGGGATGTTGAGCCAAGCTTTTCGTTGTCGGCCATACATTGTGCTCCAAAATAAAAAAACCCGCCGTAGCGGGTGAAAGGATGCTTTTTGAAAAGGTTAAGCGGCGTCGCCGGGATAGGTGGCGTCGTCGTAGGCGTAGAAAATTTCTTTATATTCCGGGGCGGTGACCTGACAGGTACCATTATCAGACGGGACTATCTCCTGAATAATCCCGTGTCGCGCGCCCTTCTCACTGTCGCAAAACAGGAGGCGAGGCAGCTCTATATCAGGATCATCCATCACCCAATCATCCGGATGCAGATCGTCGTTGTACGGTACCGAAAGGGTATAGTCGTCGATACGGGCTGGCGTTAATAAACGGGATGATGGTCGACCGTCCTGAAACTGTATCCAGCAGCGAGGATTCGCGTAGCTCCAGTCCAGTGGCTCCGTGACGTGCAGCGTAATTTCCTGGAAGTCGTAAATCATCGCGTCAATCAGGCAACTTTGGGTTTTCCCGGTTGGAATGTCGTCGGACAAAATGATGTGATCACCGAAGTCATGACACCATCCCAGCATTGAAGTCGTAGCCGTATACGTTCGGCGTTGGTGGAGATATTTCATTAACCGACGCATCCCGATACGCCAGGCGCGATCTGCAGTCATGGCAACATCAATGGTGTATGCCTCCGTTTTGCGCGGAAAAGGATTTTCCGGCGTCCGGCACTGTACGGTTTCCTCCGCCCAGGTCACAGGGTTGATATATTTCACATCCACGCCATCAAAATCATCCTCCGACGGGACCCTGAATGACGTCTGCATTTCCTCCACGGTATCCTGAGGAGTAATGATCCCTGTCCAGCTTTTGACGCCCTCTCTCCCGACAGAAAGCAACCCGTCAGACAGCAGAAAATACCCCATGCCAGCCTCGGCTATTTTGTCGAAAATATCCTTTGCTGACGTGCTGTCACTGCTTGCCTGGTGATCAAAATATTCTCCCCTTGGCGTCCAGTAGGTAGCCTCCAGCGTACTGAGCGCCGCAATGTCGATCTGGTCGTCGCGATATCCAAGACTGCGGGCAAGATGCAGGAACGCACCGCTGATTGTCCTGTCACCACCGCCATCATAGTTTCGCGTGGCGACAACACTCACACGCTTGTCTGACTGCGCCGCCAGCTGGCCGCCGGTTTCAACCGTGATCCCTATTGTTGATATCCCTGCGTAGGAGGTTGGACGGGAAAGCAAACGACCTCTGAGCGCCTGCCAGAACATGCTGTCTCTCGCGTTGTTGCTCCCCTGCTCGTTACGGCGGCGGCATCTAACCTCCACCAGCCCGGGAGAGGACAGATCAAAACGCTCTGTAAAACCGAGGCCATTAACGTTTTTAAGCGCGTAAACCCCTGGCTTACTCGTCCACCCTGATCCGGAACCATAAACGCGATACTGGATTTCATACTCGACATGGCGGACCCGCTTATTCCCGTTGTTCTGGAACCCACAAATTCCGTTTGGGAAAGCAAAGTTGACCTCGAAGGCGTCCACAACTTCATTTTGCGGGCAGGCCAGAAAGGGGCCTAGCCAGGTTTCATTATCGTTAATACCAGACGCGGCAAAATCCACGACGGTACGGGTCATAAAGCCTGACCAGGTGCTGTCAACGACACCGTTAACCACACGCTGTACGGTCGCAGAGGGGCCATCAGTAGACGCTATCTGGTATTCGTTGCCACGATGCGCCAGGGAAATCCGCTGGGTTCCTTCCGGCAATCCGGAAAAGGCAGTGCCAGAATCGTATGCCAGCGTGACGCTGGCTGTTACCGCAGGGCTTCCGCCGCTGGAGGCTGCACCAGCAGTAAATACCGGGCCGTCACCAAATACTGACGCAGGCAGGAAAGATGACGTAATGGAACCGCCACGCCAGGGGCTGGAGATCTCGACGATACGTATCACGCCGCCATCATCCTGAGCAATGAGCCCCGAACCATTCAACCCGCCATTAATCGCTGCGAGCAAGCCAGACATTGTGCCGTAGTTGGCGACCAGAGATATGGTATAGGTGATACCCTGCCAGGTCAGAGCAAAGGTCTGGCTGGTTGTCGTAAAGTCATACGTTGACGGCGACTCACTGGCGCGTAATACCGCAGTCGCTCCCCCTGTTCCCGGAACGGCGTCCTGGTGAGGGGTATACGTGGATATCTGCAGATCATAGTCAGTGCCGTTAAACGTTAGGGTGACAGGCATTCCGCTGAATGGCGCAATCTCTGACACGACGTCTCCTGTCAGCACGTTAAAACCGCCCTCAATGGATACCTGATAATTCACTGGCGCTTTCAGGGTGACAATTGCACCGGCGATCCAGCCAGGAGGAAGTTTGTTCTCATCCTCGTCTTCATCATTATCATCATCGACATCGAGGCCAGAAAACGAGACAGAGGCACCGCTGACGGTCATGGCATCAGCAACGATATCACTGGCTTCAGGGGCAGTCTGAGCCATATCGAGGCCGCTGCCGCTCGACGTTCCACCAACTTCCGTTGAGTTGAACCATATCTCACTGCGACGATCCCCGGCCACATTATCGCCGGGCCCATAGCTGGTATATGAAAAGCCCTCGCCTAAGGTCAGCGCCGGAGTTTCCCCTACCCGAAAATCTCCACCGGTATAGGAGAAACGCCCATATCCAAGGCAGACAAACATTTCTACCGTCATTCTGGTGGGATCAGCGGGGTCGAATCGCGTTACCGGCTGCACCAGGTAATCCGGGTAAATCCGGTTTCGCCCAAAAGCCTCCCTAACGGGATCACCGAGTTTTGCGGTGTTTGCCCGCGCCGGGTTCAGATCCAGCGATGAAGCGTTACTGGATGAAAAACCGCCCAGCTCTGGTTTTGGGGCAAAGAATAATGCATAGGCCGTAGACGCAATGGATACGGCCACCGAAACCCACGCGGCAATTTCAAGACCCGTGCCATAAGGAATGGGATATATCCGCACGTCACTGTCTGGCCGCAACAAACATAACGGCCATTCCGCCGGGGGGACTGCCTGGCCGTTCAGCTCGATCACGACAGGATGAGTTTTATCCTGTGAATAGCTCGGGACATTTCTGCTCATCCACTCATGCAGCGTCAGCACACCATGCTCGTGCGTTTCAAGGGGTTCACCCGGTAGCCGGGACGGGTAAAACTTTATCGTCATTGCCAGAACTCCACGCGGTTAAAGCGGCGGATAAATCGCGCCAGAGGCAAAAACGTAACCCCCGAGCCTGGATTACATTCCGCGACCTGCAGCTGGTTATCGAGCATCACAACAATCCCGACATGGGAAACCGTTGAACCCGAATAGCAAGCAACTCCGGCGCCTTCACACGGGGCACAACGTTTCAGCGAAAGCATCAGCTTTCTCGCTTCCCGGTCGAGGCCCCCGCCGTCTTTGGTCACACCTGCAAAATCCGGCCATTCAGGTAGCCCAAGGTCGCGACGTATCTCATTTACAATGCCGAAGCAGTCGAGCTGCGGAAATACGCGCCCGCCCTTCAGCCAGGTGACTGAACGGTATTTATCAGGATTAAACATATTTGCCTCAGGTTAGTAACGTAAGCCCGGATGCTCGGCGAGGTTGTAACGTTTACGGGGCCAGGCTGTTTTGAGGACATTCATATAGCCTGCTGTGACCTGAACTGCTGTCGGGGTCCAGGATCCGGATTTGATATCGAGCGTATACGGTGATGATGCCGGAGCAGACAGATCGGATGAAATGTACCGCCGGAATGTCAGCGTGGCTGATTTCATTTCATCCAGAATTTTATCGATCGCCTCTGAAACCCGTCCGTCAATATTGCTGATAGCAAACTTTAAATCCTGTGTCCCGTCGGCGTTCCTGGCTGGTAAGGCGATATCTATCGCGCTGGCCTCAAACATCACCGGCTGACCATTTTCCAGCGTCACTGAAACGTCATCCCAGCCACTGGTTAGCCAGTAGTTATCATCTCCTGCCGATATCTGCAGCATATCGTGAATAACCTCCGATCCGCTGCTGGCATATAGCCGCTCAAGAATTGTCATGCTTCGGCCACTCTCTGTTTAGCGCAATATCCAGTAACGACTGGCCCGCCAGCCATTCCGGGTAATTTCCCCAGCCTGAAGGCGGTAACGGGCGCTCCCATAATTCCAGCGTTGCGCTGTACTGCCAGTATTTTGGCGCGACCAGCGTCGGTCCCTCGTAAATATCCACGAACCTGGCTTTATAGGGCTTTACCCCTATTGGGGTTTGGAGTTTCAGATAGAACCAGGACTGGCCATCTTTAAGCGCATCCCTGAAAAACGCCTCAAACACCTGTGCTAGAGCATCAGTTTTAAAAATCCATTTAACCGATGCCTGGGTGGGTGTTGAGGTATATCGCCTTCGTTGTTGAGCGCGACCGGATGTCATCTCCGTTCGCAGTAAAGGTGATATGGGCTTAAACCCGTACCCGTCCATAAGCGGCATGGGCAGGTATTCATCCGGGTAGAAAATATCTGCCATGAATATTCCCTCCGGGCAGGTCTATCTTGGTTTTTTGGATTGGAGATTTGAATAAATAGCCCGACCGAATTTCTTCTGGGGGTTATTTACTTCGGCGGTTAAGGTGTTAACTATCCGCTGTTCCAGAGCGTCATTCCTTCGCTCAATTGCCTGCATCGTTATGTCATCCGGTTTACCGGTGAACGTACTTCTGGCATCTACGCTGACAGCAATTCGTGGCTGTGCCTGGATCTGGTTAGCAGCGTTCTGTACCGCCGGCGATTCCCGCCCAACAGCTTTGACCCCCAGCGAACCATCAGCGCCACGGGTAAGCGGCATGATGGCTTCCGGCCCGGCCTCGCCGAATACACCCGCCCCTTTCGCAAACGCAAAATATTGGGGAGTGCTGTAAACACCATTGCTGTAGGCAGAAAGTGACGGAGAATCGTAAACTCCTCCGAGAGCGTTGAATGAAAAATTAGCTCCCGCGCTTTGAATAGCGGTACCACTACTTACCGCACCGCTGGCACCGCCAAAAAGACTACCGAAAAACCCACCCGCTCCGCCGCCAAATGACGCCATAATCGCTTTGGTGATCAACGCCTGTGTTGCCATCTGGATCAGCGTCTTAATCACCGTTTCACCCAGAGAGCTGAAGATATTCGACATACCATCTTTAAACGAAGTGGCGCCCGTCAGGACGCTGGTCAGGTTGTTCGAGATAGAGTTAGTGGTGGCATCCAGAATTTCGCTGGTTGCAGTAGCAGCCATTGAACTCAGATCAGAAGCCTGATCGGCATAGTTCATCAGGGAATCGCTGATCCCTGCCCGCCAGTCTGACTGCTGCTCATCGGTTTTTTTGTAATAGTCCTCCTGAATCGCCAGCCGTTCAGCAAGCGCAGCCTGCAGTGCTTCCGTTTGCTGTTTGTACAGGTCCTCAGAAATTTCCCCTCGACTGAAATCCCGCTGCAGGTCCCGCTGCTGTTTGAGAAAATCAGTACGAATATCTGCCATTTCCTTCATGCGGTCGCGGGCCTTATCCCCCATCCCGGCACCAAGAAAATCAATATTCCCACGGTCACGCGCAGCAGCATTACTATCAGCCAGCCCCTCGCGGAACGTTTTTAACTGTTCAGCAATGTTTTTCTGATCGATAAGCGCAGCATTGTGCAAAATGGTTTCTTTTTTAGCTTGCTCAAGAGAGGCTAACTCACCCTGCGTGACCTGGTATTTTACTTTAGCCAATTCGGTATTTTGGCTTCCCAAAGCAATTTGTTCTTCCTGCTGTTTAATAAGACGCTTGTAAACGTCCTCTGTCTTTTCAGCCGCTTTAACCTCTTCACTTTTTGGTGCTTTCCGGGTAGGTTTATTCGATTCATCATTTTGCCATTTCGCCAAACCCTGATTAATATACAGATCGCGGTTAGTTTTAAACTGAGGTTCATCCTTAAGACCTAATTCATCAGCTGCATAACCTAACCGGGCTCTTTCCTTTGCCTCTCCTTTAAGCTTTGATAGTTCAAGGTCCTGACGGCTTTTTTCCAGAGCATTGGCTTGCTGTGAAGTTAAATCAGCCTGAGGCATTCGCATTGGAACATTAACCAAGCCCTGCCGTTCCATTAAAAGCTGGTTTCCTAATCCAAGTAAACGGTTAACTTCGGAATACTTACCAGTCATCAATATTAGACTCTGGTATTCTGCATTTTGCCGCCATGCTCTTTCTTTTATAAGATCATTTCTTCTTCTTTCATTCTCCTCAAGTGCCTTTAATATATCACTGGATTTTTCTCGCATCTGACGAAGCTTGTCTTCTTCTACGACAACCTGCTCGGTCAAAATTGCAATAGCCTTTGTAATATTTAAATCATTTTCTTGAGTAATACCTGGTTTGCTTCTACTTTCATTTAAATCATTTATTTGTCCGTTAAGTTTTTTTACACTTTGTTCTTGCTCTTCGATTAGGCGTTTTTGCTCCTGAATCGCCTCAACCGTTAATCTTCGATTACTATCGACCTCAGGTAGGGTCATTGAGGAGGTTTTTTCTCTGATCTGATCTATTTGGCTGGCATATTCCTGAGCTGATTTTCTTGCTTGCTCCTGGCTTTGGTACATAGCGTACCATGCGCCCGCACCCAGCATAACCAACCCGGGTATACCACCGACCAGCCCAAGAGCCCCACTCATCAACCGGGTGCCGACAGAGGTAACGCTGTTAAGATTATTTTGAGCAGAAACCCTACCTGAAATATTACGACTAAGCGCCGCTTGCGCTGCAGCAAGTTTTCTTTCTGCAATAGCCTGTGCATCGGCATTTTTTGCAGCCACAAGCCCGGCCTGAGCCCGCTCCAGAGCTGTTCGTGCTCGTACTTTTTCTGTAGCTGTCCCGGTGGCGAGGGCAGTAGTCAATCGACCTTGTGCAGCAGTAACCTTTGCTTCTGCGGCTGCAACCCTCTCCTGTTGTGCAGCCTGAACATCTGCACTTTTAGCATTCTGAAGGGCTTGTTGGGCGCGGTAAACGGCGGCGCGGGAAGCGGCAACAGAAGATTGCGCGGCTTTTTCCTGAGCGACGGCAAGAGCTACCTCAGATTTTGCCGCTGAAATAAGTGCGCCAGTAGCACTGCTTGCACTGGTAACAATTCCGCCAAGATACCGGGCCAATCCGATCCCAACCAGTCCACCAGCAGCAGTGGTAATTAGTGACATATTATCTGCTACGTCACTGAGGGCCCCGCTGACAGCAGAAGATGTAAGAGAATCCAGTGTACCTGCCAGCCCATCAAGACCGCCAGAAAGCGCGTCTGTCGCGCCAGTCGCCTGGTTCACTCCACCAACCCATGCCATAAACGAGTTAGTGACTTTTTGCATTGAGCCGGACACTGTCGGCGGCAACGAGGAAAACTCCCCCTGTAACACACCTAACTGGCTGATTAATGCTGGTACGACTTTATCAATCGTGAGTTGCCCCTGGTCAGCCATCGCTTTAAGATCTTTTCGGGCAACCCCCATACCAGCAGCTAGGGCACGGATGACACGATCCCCAGCTTCGTTAACTGCGTTAAACTCTTCGCCACGCAAAACACCTTGAGCAAGCGCCTGGCTAAACTGGGTAATAACAGAACCGGCTTCTTCTGTGCTTGCACCAGATAGCTTTAGTCCTGTTGATACCGCTTCGGTGATTTTTAGTACTTCATCTGAGCTGTAGCCAAATTCACGCATTGATGCTGCAGCGCGTGAAAATAAATTAGCGTTATCAGTAAAAGCAGTGCCCGTACTCTGACTGATCGCCATTAATCGGGTCTGAGATAAAGTAAAATCATTCGTAGACACTGAGGCTTGTTTAAGCCGTGCATTTACTGAGTTCCATTGGTCTGCAATCTGAACCAGTTTTCCTGTTGCAAATGCTGCAGCTGCAGCTGTAGCTGCTCGACCCGCTGAAGCAAATCCATCCGTTAAATCGGAAAGAGCTTTTTGGCTTTCTTTCGCAGCGGCAGCAGCCTGGCGCCCACCATTCTGCATGGTTTTATAATAGTCTTGCCCCATGCGTGAAGCTCGGGCGATCTCAGTCTGGAATGATTGAGAGTTTGCTGAAACCTTTATGATAAGCTCACGTAGGGTTGCCATTTGTATCCTCACAGGTATAAAAAAAACCGCCTAAGCGGTTTTCTTTAATTAGCAAGAATGTATCAACTACAAATCTCGCCCCATAGTTTAGAAAATTCAGTTCCACCATCATCAATAATGGTCATTCCACTTTTACTTACATACCTTTTAAACCCAGCATATGCACCGAAGCTGTTTTTAGCATTTACTTGTCCGCATACATATCCGTCACGACCAACGGTCTGGTTTTTGAAGGTTGCAGACTCGGGGTCTTTTAATTCAGCCTTAACACTAGGGTTGCTTGCTGATATAACATTCATGTTGTTGTATCTTTTCTGCCTATCGTTCTCGCTAATTCTCATTAGCTCCTCATGGTTCTCATACCTCTCCCCCCACAAAGGGACCATTGAGTTAACAAAAAACAAGACAAATACAGAACCGAGAATTATCAAAAGAGAAGCAATTTCCCTGCCAATCTTATCCATATATTTTAAAGGAATGACCAAAACAGCAAAAAGAAACACAATTGATATTGGTTGCCTTAACGCAATAATAAATGCTATAGCAAAAACTACTAAAGATAAAACGCCCAATATTTTTTTTCATTTTTTATCCCAATAGGTAGAAAAGAACTAAAATCCTACCATTGGTTATGTAAAACTTCAGCTATCATTGTTTGTTCAAACTGATGCAGCCAGCAGCGCCGCTTCCAGCCCAGCAAATGGGTCGTCGCTATCGTTTACCTCATCCTCTTCTGTGCTCCACTGAAGCTGTGCGTCTTCAATGGTGACTTTACCGCCCTGCGCTCCGTAAACCGCAGATACCAGCTGAGCATTGAGAATATCGCCGCGAATATCGCCGATTGGGCTGATACGGTCGTATTCAGCCCACATCCTGAATTCGCCTACCGTCATTGTTTGTCGCAGTTCGCCCAGCGTGCGGCCCATCCGGAGCGCCAGCGCCATCAGGAACTGCATGCCAGGCATTTTTACTTTGCTTTAGCATCATCCGCGTCACGAATGAGATCAAGTGCCTGCTTCAACAGCCGGGAATGCACAGGGCCATAGATCGCTTCAACCTGTTCGGTGTCATCGACAGTAAAGACGGGCTGCAGGTCGGTATCCAGCAAAATATCGATGAAAAGCGTGACGTCGGCCCGCATCGTGCGGAAGGCTCGTTCTGAAGGGGTCAGTTCTGGTGCCTCCTGGGGCTCCTGCCCTTCCTGTGGTTTGGGTGGTTCCGGGCTGGCAATGCCCTGCCAGCGAATCCAGGCTTCTGCTGATGGCTCACGAATGATGACTTTAGCGTTATCCCACTCCGGCACGGAGACTTCTTTTTTACGAAAGCCCGCCATCGGGGCCAGTGCCAGTGCTTTAAGACTCGGTTTTGACATTAAGTTTATCGCCGGTCTCCCGGCGCTCCGTTAATTGATGGTGACGGTGCAATCAGAAGAAGTGATCACAGTGCCATCGGCATCAGTAACCACGCAGGAATAAACCCCGGCATCACCGGATACAGCGCTGGCTTTCGTAAACGTTGCGCTGGTCTGGCCGCTGACCGTCGATGTGCCCTTTTTCCAGGCGTAGGTATAAGGTGCCGTACCGCCCTGGACGACCACGCCCATGGTCAGGGCGCTTCCTGCCGCGACCGTTTGGGACGCCGGAAGGTCAGTAGCAAACGACAGGACTCCAGGGGCGTCAATATTGGTGGGTTTGCCTTTCAGGCGCAGGGAGAACGTTGCAGCAACAACACCATTGGTTTGAGAATCCCAGGTGTGCTGACGAACCTCAGCGCGCCACATGAACCCATTTCCAGACGGAAAAATGACCTTGAATCCATAAATACCGTCGTTATCGTACGCTTTACGAAGCGCATCCTGTGCCAAGTTACGGTAGAAGTTACCAGAGAGGGATACCTCTGATGGTGCCGGGAGCCCGTTGATATTCTCCGTTTCATCAGAGCAAAGCGTGGTCACGTCAATATCGTTTTTCTGACCAGCGGTAAAGCTGGCCTGTTTGATAGTGCAACTCAGGTTTAACCAGGTTGCCGTATCCAGCTCTGCCGCGGTGACCGGCACAGAGGTAATCATTACTACCGTTTTTTGGGCACGTTCAAATAGTGCTGACATCGCAGCCTCCATAAATGAAAAAACCGCCAGCGGCGGTCGGATTGGATTGGTTTTTGTCAGGCAATAACCGTTATTTCGAGAGTTGCCCGATGAAGATGGGTTGTCGTGTCGTAGCCAGGAATTTTTGTAACCTCAACAGGTGAAAGAACCTGCAGGCGAGCCAGGGCGTCCAGGCGTAACGCTCTGGCTTCGTCATTCGTTTCAGCCCATACATCAACCTGAATACGCAGTGTCGACTCTGCCTGGCCGCAGAAAACATCCCCGGCAACATCAGTCGGTATCGAGAAAATGATGTAAGGCGCTGGAACATCTGGAAGTCCGTCACTGCCCAGCGATACCACATACGGATAAACCCGCCCGTCTGCCAGCGGCGACAGCAGGTCATAGAGATCATCTTCTGTCATTTAGCCAGCACCTCATCGATAGCCTGATTCATCCGCTGCATCGCCACCTGCGCAGCCTCTTCCATGCGGGTATCAAAGGCAGGACGAACAAACGGATGTGCTGGCGCCGTAGCTGTCCCCAGCTCCACAAAGCGCCAGTAAAACGCATTCCGCTTGTTGCTGGCCTTCATGGTGTTGTCGCTGTTCCCCGTTCGCGGGTTAACGCCACGAATATGCACCCCCGATGAGATTTCACCTCGACGGCGGCTTTTCTGGGTGACGACAACAACGTTTTTCTTCAGTTTGCCGGTTTTCTCCGGAGCGCGATCAATAACCTCCTGGCGGAGCAATTCGGCACCAGCACGGGTCGAATCACGGAGAACTCTATTATTTTCGGCTTTGCTGAGCGTTTGCAGATCGCGGGCGATATCCTGCAGCCCGGAAAAATCCAGATTCACATCAATCATTTTTCGGTCCCCTGTTTGCAGAGAATTTCCAGCCGGGTACCTTTGATATCCGGAACCGGAGGGCCGGTAACGTTAAGAACGGCGCCTTTAAACGGGCCGGTACGTACTTTCAGGCGGGAAGAAGCTGAGATATCTGTACGAAAACGCACCCAAACGCGAATGGTGGCATCGGCACGCTCAGCGCCAGCGGCTAACAGCTCACGACCGCTTATCCCCTTAACCTCGGCCCAGATGGTTTTCCCATCTTCCCACTTTTCAACCGGCTGGCCGGAAGACGTTCTGGATGTTGTGAAGTTCTGAATGGTGACCCGGTGCCGTAATCGTCCTGCCTGCATAATTCCCCCGCTTAAATACCATAAATTTTGTAAGGCTGGAGAAGTGCCTCGACAGTAAACGGAATATCTGTAGCAGCCTGACCGACAGAGACCGTTTCACGGTTTTCGTACCAGTGACCGATAAGCAGAAGCATCGCTGCTTTCACATCATCGCTAGGGAGAATTGAATCAGGATCATCTGCATACCCCTCGCTGGTTTCGGACTCATACATTTTGCGACGAGTCCATGTTTCGACGTAACGAGAAGCAGCTCCGATGTAGAGGGTCAATAGTGAGTCGTCATCGGTAAAGTCAGGCTCAATGCGACAATGCTCTTTAACCACTTCAAGTTCTAACATTATTTTTTAGCCTTCTTCTCTGGCACAGTTTCCGGCTGTTCCGGCTGTTCCGGCTGTTCCGGCTGTTCCGGCTGTTCCGGCTGTTCCGGCTTTTCCGGCTGTTCCGGCAG